AGTATTGTGCCAATCTTTTTACCACTGTCTTCTTCTACTACCCAACACTTATTTTTTATTATTGATTTTGCTGATAAACTCATTTAAATTATCCTTCGTAGATCGCAGAGTTAGCACCGTGCTCAGCACACTCTACTGAATGCACCCAACAACGATTGTTTGATTGTTCTCTGATCAGTTTGTCCGCAAAGTTAAATGCGTGTTCCGCAAACTTCTCTGCACCAACACCATCCATTACCACAATCTCTGCTAGATTTAATTCTTGTAATTCTAAGAACTTATCCAAGTAAGGATCATCTTTATCAATGGCAGTCTTATGATCAAAGTGATCTTCTAACCATTTTTTAATCTGTTTAAGTCCGCCAAAGTCCACTGCCCAGTTCTTATTATCTAAGTGGTCACAGGCAAATGTAAACTTAAACTGTAGACTGTACCCATGTAGTAAATGACAGTGTGAATGATCAGCATTAGGTTGTCTAAAACATGCTGATAGCCCAATGTTATGACCATATGTTTTTGTTGAATAAAATTTACCCATTTGCAAGTCCTTTATTATTATTATAACTTTTATCTGTCATAAAGTCATTCTGTTTTCGCATTAAATCAAACCAAAACTTTAATGTATTCTGAGCATCTATGTCGGCCCTATGTTCCTGGCCTTCAAACACAGAATTATATCTAGACATAGCCTCTTTTAAACTGCCTCTGGGAGATTCGTTTTTTGAAAACATCATAAAATTATGAATAGTTTTTACGTCAAGCCAACGTCCTCCAAAGTGTTTAAATTCTACACTATGTTTTTCAAACTCACGACGTAGTTGCCCTGCATCATCATATCCCCATACCACAGGTTGTAACCAAGGATTATATTCTTTAATTAATTCTGTTAGTTCTCTTGCTACGGTGGTGTGACTGACTGAGTAACTTGAAATATTACCGTTAGTGATGCCAGTTAGTTCTGTAATAAATTTGTCAATTGGTTCGTTTGGATTGAGATACCATTTTTTAACCACATATTCTTCTGACTTTTGTTGTGCATTACCAATAGCAACACCAACTTGTATCACTTTGTTACTAGGTTGATTAAGTTCTAAATCTAATGCTATAAAGTTTTGCGGGGTCATGCTGTTACCAAATCTGGATAACTAGCACTCATCCAATGACTCATTGACGCCGCATTGTCGCTTAATTTAACTAGATTATACTTGCCACAGAACTTTAAGAACTGTGCGCCTATCATTTGTTGCTGTTTAACTGTCATGCCTTCTGCGATTGTTTCTGCTATCTTTGCTTTTATGTCATCAGGTTGTGCTGTTAGATCTACTAACACACGATTGCGTTCATAGTCATCTAACACACGATGTTCAACTTCATTATGATCTACCCAACGTTGTAACATAAGATTGTTCCAATTATAACCTTTTCTTTTCTTATCTTCAAATGCTTCTAGTAGACCTATTTTGTTTTTACTGCCTTTTTCTCGCACGCCTGGAAATGCTGAAAAAATGTTATCTGTGGGATCACCACGCATACATTTCTTAAATAGGATATATTCTGGATCAGGTATCTGTTTAGGTTCTTTAGTTTTTTTGTCAATGACACGTTGACCTTTTTTGTCAAAGATACCATCTAGAGTATGTAGTTCATCACTGATACCATTATACTGTTTTACATTATCTGCTAACAGTTGATAAAAGTCTGTGTCGCTTGATACAATAACATGCTCGTCATCAGGATGACTCTGTATCCAACCTGCTATTAAGTCATCTGCTTCTAGTTCTTGATGTTGTAAAACTGTGCAGTTAGTTTTGTCTTTAAGAAACCCATGTAGTTCATCAAAGGCTTCCCAAAACATTTCATCCTCACGTGCTTCAGATTCACTTAAGGCTTGTCTAGCAACTGATCTATTTTTCTTGTAAGGCTCATAATAGTCTTTACGCCAACTACGTCCTTCTAAACAAAAAACAACATGATTTGCTTCTTGATCTCTCCATGCTTTATTGATACTACCTAAGGTAACATGAATAGCAAATGCTACTTTTTCTTCTGAGTCTGCCGCTCTGTATGCTGAATGTCTTGCTCTAAAAAATGTATTTGCTGTATCTACTAATAGATATCTCACGAAATCTCCGATCTACCATTGCCTAGGTCTTTAGTTTGTACACGTTTTTCTGGATCTGCTTGATCTTGTTCCCAACCTTCCATTACTACATTTTTACAGACTGCTTTAAACCAACGATCAACAATATCTGCATCTGTATCTTTAGGATCTTTTGCATATCCTGCCTTAACTAATTTAGCAACAAATGTGTCGTTCCAATCAAGTTCAAAAGCACCTTCATCAGGCGAGTCAGGATTAATATCCATGCTTAATACTTCTACCCACGGCTCACCATCTTTAGTTGCCTGTTCCTTAGGTGTAAGTTTCTTTTTAGACTTTTTAGGTTCTTCTTTTTTAAATATTTTCTTAATGTTATCTAACATTATACTAATTCCTCTGCTATACCAATTAGTTCTGCTACAATTAGTGCCAAGCCACAATACCATAGGCTACCAAACACTAAAGCAACACCTGCTAGTATTCTAATACCTGACTTGACTAAACTTAACTGTAAATGTAATTTTGGATCTGGTTGTTTCATTAAAATTCTCCATGATGCATCTTTTCGTCTATCTTAAGTTCCATATACGCTTCGTCTAACAGTTCTATATCTTTCAATAGTATGGAATCTTCCCAAAACTCTGTTAACCATTTAAACACTATTTCCCCCAACTATTGCCCCAAAGATCAACATGTAATCTTGGACTGTAATTATAACCACGTAGCATGGCTTCATCTGCTACACTAAATTTATTGCCATCATATACTTTAACCACACCACCTACTGGCATGATGTATACAACTCCTTCAAACCCTGCTTTACGATATGCTTTAACAGCACGATCCACTTCATCAAAGTCACTGGGCTTTTCAACCACAAACTTGAGATAGGTTGTGCCATAACGCTCATAGTCTGCCACGATCTCTGGCTTAACAGCATCTTCCCAACTCTCACCACTTGCTGATAGTTTAGCACTGACTGAAAATGTTATATCACTTTTAAAGTTACCACCTCTATCAAATGCCCATGCTAACAAGTAGTTCTTAAAACTATCATGCAGTTTCTGTGTACCATTAGTTTCAAATGTGATGTTTTTTAGATCCCGCATACGAGGATTGTTCAGCAAGTTTTCATAACTGCGTTGCCAACCCAATAAAGGCTCGCCACCTGTAATTACCAAATGTACATCATTACCATTATCTTGTACCCACTTGCCATTAGGTGTTAGTTCTAACAGTCTGTCTACCACTGCTTCGTTTTCTAGCATAGGTGATAAATGTTTGAATCTAGGATCCCATGACGCATAACTGTCACAGCCTGTGTCAACTAAAGGTAAGTCTTCATATCTATTAAACAGTTCTACTTTGACATCATCACGCTCAGTAGACATCTCACCTCTGGGCATACCAAAGCCACCACAGGTAAAGTTACAACCAAATGTACGCAAGAAAACTGAAGGTACACCTACAAATCTACCTTCGCCTTGTGCAGAATAAAATATTTCACTTATTTTTAGTTTTGCCATGTATACCTTTCTTTAATAGTTTATTATACATGTATTTAGATCGTATGTCAATGTTCCCAAGGAAAAACAATCCATTCATCGTTTTCTGCTTTATTGATTTCTGTAGCACAGTAGTCTACTTCTTGTTGAAATCCACTAGATAAGTTATCAAATAACACAGCAAACTTAACATTATGACCAGGGATATCTGCTAGTCTCCAATCATGCACGATCTGATTAAGTGTAGCACCTGTATCATTGATATCATCTATTACTAAAATTCTTTTACCTTCACGAGCATCATCTTCCATCCACCAATTTGCTTCGTGTTCTTGATGATCTCTGAGGCTAACTTTTAAAGTGTGCATCGGCACATCTACTTTATGACTGGCTAACACAGCAGGAATCAATCCTCCACGAGTTAGACCAACTATGTAATCTGGTTTCCAATTATCTTTATACATGGTGAAGAGTATGTGATTCACATACCCTTCTATTTCATCCCATGTAACGTGTCTTTTTTTAATATCCATGATATTAAAAGTCAAATGCTAGACTAAAGCCAGCAACTTGATTATCAACGCCTTCTTGATTTAAGTAGTTCATTTGATGTTCAGCATACATTGTTAAACCAACGTTGCTGTTAGTTTTACCAACTTGAACATTGTCAACAAACTTGTAGTAAGCACCAAAGTCATATTCTTGTACGTCTGGTGTCATTGACACTGATGTTTTAGAAAACGCTGTGTTTCCGTTTGCATCAAGACCTACAGGAATACTTACATCAACTTTACCACTTGCTATTGTTACAGGTTGACTAACTGTTGCACCAAAACTACTTGTTTCAGTTGCTTTTAAGTCCATACCTGCTGACCAACTGTATGTCTGTACATCACCAACTTCAGTAACAAGACCTTGCGTTGCCATTCCAGTTGTAGTAACACCAGTATAGAAGTTACCAAACACTGACACACGGCTGTTAAAGTTATAGTTACCACCAAAGTTCATATAGGTTGTATAACTTTCTTCAACTTGACCAAATGAACCTGATACCATGTTACCCATAAAAGCGTCTTTCTCATTCATGACCCCAAATCCAACTCTGTATGATGCTTTGTCGTTAAACTTGGTAGTAAGACCACCCTCAAAGTTAGCAACTTGAAGTTCTTCGTTGTTGTTAAACTTCATGTCAAACTTGGTAGTTTCAGACATATCAGTAAACGCTGATACTTTTTGGTTATTGGTATAGTAGTTAAATTGAGTATAAGGATTGTATTCACCATAAAAGTTTGCTTTGGTGATTGGATTAAACTCAACTGCTCTACGACGTTTTGTGTTAGCAGTTTGTGCTAGGTTAACATAGTAGTCACGACCTAATTCGTCAGTGACCATAACTGAACTTAGACCACTTTCTGCTAGATCTGCTAGACCATCACCTGCCATGCTGGTAAAACCACCTGATA